ATATGTTGCCACGGTCAGGCGGGTTAGCGCCGACATCTGCCGTGGCGATCTTCGAGTTCTGAAAATCGGCCACCTTCAAGCTCGTGCCGTTGGCGACAAATACTTTGCCGTAGGCCGATGCTACAGACAACTGATCAGACGTGTCAATGTCACCGTCTGATGCCGCTAACTTTACCATATCTCCTGCAGCCACGTCAATGTCCTCATAATAAAGGATGTCGTTTCCAATTGAAACCAGGCGGTGCTGCTCTTTGCTGGCAGTCGTAGTTAGTGTCACAGCCATTAGATATCCTCATACCAGAGTGCGTCTTCCGCTACTGATATCAATCGTTTTTTGGTGTCCCGGGCCGAGGGTGGCGCAAAGTTATCATACGTTGCAAACCCGAAGCCATAGTTTGCACTTCGCTGCGTCCACGATGTAGCCCCATCTGTGGATGCCCACTGTTCCTCCTGTGCGGGACTAGCAACATAGGCAAACCACCAGTTTATAGCGTTTGCTGCATTGGCACCGTCACAATCTATAGTTATAGAGTATTCTGTGCCAGATACAACAGCCACTGGCGTGTCTAATGTGACCTCGCGCCACCCAACACTTGTCCCCGAGTTAAGTGTGTTACCACTAGATATACCGGACCCTAAATCAACACTAGGTTTACCACTACCATCAATCGAATAGAGGTGGACATAGAAGTTACCTGGGTTGTTAGATCTGGTGAGCGGTAGCTTGATTGAGACAAGTGTGTAACTACCCGCAGCTATGAAATTCTGAGCAAACTGGTCGAGGCCAGCATTTATTTGGGCCCCGTTATCGAAGTCGGTCGGGAACACGCCGTCTACTGCGTAACTATCATGCAACACAGCCATCAGGACGGTGCCTCCACTGCGGCGACAGCACAAATAGCTACTACGGGCTGCTCAGCACCGCCGATCTGATCGCCGCTGCCCCACTTCGATTTGCCGTCACGCTGCCCGCCGCATAGCCGACCACTGTAATACGGGCGGACATTCTGTAGGTTTGGGCTTGTCTGGTCGGGCTGTGCCCCGTAGGGGCCACCTTGGTGTAAGCCGCGAAATGGGAATCGTAGGATCATAGCAGTTACCCTTATGTGTTGTACGTGACATTCGGCCGCTGCACATAATGTACGCGGGGCCCGCTGCCGGATCGCATGACACCCGCCCTACGCGGGACGCTCCTGGCGTCGATCACGTACGCGGCTGGTAGATCGGACTGCAGGTACTTACCCATATACCCACGATCCACATCGGCAAACTCCTGCTCGGTGAACCCACGACAGGCCGACAGGATAGCGTCGTCAAACTGCAGCCCGGCTGGGTGGACCTCAGATGTCTCTACGTAATACGCAGCAGAGGCGGCTGCATCTGTTCCAGCAGCGGTGCCGTCTATACTGAGCCAATCGGCCACGGTAAATACGCCAGTTGCCCCGGTATAGTCAGTGATGGGGGCATAGCTGTACTTCCCAGTGCCGCTGATAATCTTGATCGTGTCGCCGTTGTAGTAGTCATCAGGATACAGGTTCGCCAACGTCGAGTCCGTCAACGACGTGGCCCCTGCTGCGGTGGCGGTACCGGACACCAGGGTGAGCTTATCAAATGATGCCTGGTATGGGAATACAATGGTGGTCTCGTCAGTGGGCTCGGGGTTTACAATCAGTTCCCACCTACGTTGCGTGGCGTTCGGTCGTATTGCAGCCACGAACGGGGCACCATTTTCGTAGACGTCGACCTCGCGGCTACGCCGTATGCTCTGCTCGCTGGTCCACTCGATCCCGCACGCGTCTTGCTCAGCAGCGAACGTGATCTGTCCAGTTGTCTGCCCCTGGAAGTCTTGGCTCAGAAGGTACCGGGCGGGGTCGGAGTCGATAACAAGTAGGGACTTGCAGATCCGATACTCGCTTGTGGTGTCAGGTGTTGACCCCCCGGACAGTGCGGTAAACTCGAAGATGCCAGTTGCTCCAGTATAGTCGGTGACAGTGGCGTACTCGTCGATCCCGGTTCCAGCAGTGATGGTGATCTTGTAGGTGTTGAAGAAGTCATCAGCATAGTCTGCCGCAATACCGCTATCGGTCAGCGTAGTAGCTGCTCCAGCCGTGGCCGTACCAGTGTAGGACCGGACCAGATCAACCTCCATCATTCGGTTACGCCATCGCCAGCCCTCTATGGGGCCGTGGGCTATGAAGTGTCGCACCGCATCGTTGACCACCTTAAGGCATCGGTCCATGTCAGAGCGGTCGGTGGGTGCCATGGCCTCTTCATTTCCGGTCGTCCCGTAGTAGCTTACTTCGGCTGCAATGGCGACCTCTTTGACGAGGTCATATACTGATAGTGCCGAGGTCGCTTCTGCCATGTCAAATCCTTCCAGTAAGAAAAAGCGGGACCAGGGCAGGGGAACTGACCCCGGCCCCGCCAAGAAACGCTCGCAATCGTGCCGACTCAAACGGTAGAGGCATAGCGAGCGTCAGGCTGCGGATAGTATCCGCAGGGTTGCTACTACCTGTTACAACTCCTGGGCGATACGCACCCAGTCGATAGTAGACTCTGCTGTGTCGTCGCTTGAATTCACGGCGACAAAGTAGAACGCCAACTCTTCCCCAGTGGGGAACGTCGCTGTCGCCAGCAAGCACGTATCAGCCAGTGCTACACCATCGGCGTAGAACGTGACAGTGGTACCGTCACAGTAGATGCCGAGCTTCTTATATGTGTCGGCCTCGATAGTGACAGCATCAGCCTTAACCGAGACGGCAGCGCCACTGTTCTTGCGATGTACAGTGTCGAACTTGTCACCGTCAGCAGCCAGCTTATGGAAGCCTACGTAGTCAAGATCGTTCAACGTATCGTCATTGGCAATAAGCGCCAGAGTAGAGTTAAGCCCCTCTTGTGCGAACCCGCAGAAGATGCCGAACTTGGCGTCGGTGATGTTCAATGACTTCACACGGGCCTCGAACCAGAACTTCTTGCCAACTACGAACTTGATCTGGCCAGCAGTGTTCAGCCCGCCGAGGATACAGATACCCGCGTCTTCGTTGTCCGTCGTACAGCCCAGGGTGAGAGTCCCGACCGGCTCGTCGGTTTCCATCGAGATAACAGAGCCACCTGTAGAGGCGGAAAAACCTGTCACACCGTGCCCGAGATCAGTAACGGTCTGAGCGGCAGCCAGCACATAGTTGCCGTCGTGGAAGTCATTAAAGTACGTTAGCCCGTCGTCCGACCCCATCTGGAACTGTAGCCAAGGGCATGTGTCCCAGATTAGCGGACTGGAGTTACGACCAGCGGCAAGACCAGCAAGTTCGGTGGCCTCGATATGGGCCACTACTTCTGCGGCCGAAACAGCAGAGTCAATGTTCTCCACCGTCACTACCTGGTTGAAGTCACACGACAAAGCTGTGCCCTCGTTGATGTACTGGGCCCCGCTGTCCGTGTCGATGAAAGTGCAACCTGGTGCATACCCAACCGTAGTGTCTACCGGCTTCGTAATGCCGTACACGAAGGTCTTACCGTCCTCTGTTACGTGCTGGGATCGTGGAGCCGCAATCCCGGCAGGTGCCGGGACGTGCTCCATATCCTGCAATTCTTTGTATTGAAAAGCCATGTGGCCTCCTTATCTGCCGCAAGCGACTTTGTCGTTCGCGTAGCGGACCCAGTCGATCTGCAGGTCATCAGCCCCACCGGCGTCGTCCTTGATGCCGATGATGATACCGAGGGCATCGTCCAGCTTGTCGCCGGTCAGGTCGTCAATATCTAGCGTTGTGGTCTGGGCTGTACCATCCACATAGAACGTCACGGTGGACTTGCCATCGAACTTGAATCCGAGTTTCTTGTACACGTCGTCGTTCGTGGTAGTACCCGCGGTGTTCGTCACCACATCGGCCTGAACGACTGTGACTGTACCGCCGTCACCGTCCTGGTGATACACGGTGTCGATACCACCCATGTTGGTGCCATTAGTACCGGCCATGAAGCCGATAAAGTCGTAGTCAGCCAAAGCAGTCGTGGGGTAGCTGGTGGGATCATCGGCAATAGCATCAGCCGCCATGAGGGCGGCCTCGCCGAGACCACAGATGATCGAGGCATCCGCGTCACCGTCCAAGACCTTGATGCTGGCCTCGAACCACAGTCGCTTGTTGCTGTTCTTCTTGATGACCTCGTTACACAGCATGTTGGAACAGATGAACGCTTCGTCGTCCGCCGACCCGCTGCCGCTGAGATTGATAACGCCATCGGCCTCATCGGTCACTACGGCGGTGTCGGGACTAGTCCCAACCACATACCAAGGACCAAGCTGGGTGGCGTCGGCAACGAAATTCATGGTGAACGTGTCCCACACATACGTCAGTTCGTCGGGTGCAACCAGGGACTTATCGACAGGGCAATCACCCCAGATGTTCGGGCTCGGTTGCCCGGCCGTCCCGGCGGTACTGTATTTCACGGCTAGACTCATGGTTATGCTCCTTTGTGTTTGTTGATGTAGTTGATTACTTTCGTGAGAATGTCTATGTCGTCCCTTGCAAAACCAAGTAGCTTGTTGCACCGGTCGCAAAGCAGTTCGCGTACTTTACCGGTATCGTGGTCGTGGTCTACGCATAACCGCGTCACTGCGGCTCTACCAGTATGACCCCGCCACATCTTAGTTTCCGGCTCGCTGCATATCACACAGACTCCGTCCTGTGCCGCAAACATACGGTCATAGTCATCTAGGGTTATGCCGTACACGTGTTGTAGACGTTGGCTCTGGTGTGCGCGTTTTCCGTGCTTTGTCCTAAGCCGCGCTCTTCTATTATCCTCAGCGCACGCTTTGCATGTGCGACGCACTCCTAACCCCGTCTTCGATTTGTGGAACGCATCCTTGGGTTTAACTGATCCACATTTCTTACATTTCAGCATGTCGGACATTCCCCTTATCTCCTACCTACTAAGCTGTGATTGCCTTGTGGATCACGAAACCGGCACTCCTGGGGTCATCACACCAAATATTATGAGCCCCATCTTTGAATAAAGTCCAGACGGTATGCTGTTTCGTCCCACCGTGGACTGGCCCGCGCGTGTTCATCCAGTAGCCCGAGTACACGACCGGCTTGAAGATTGACAGGTCGACAAAGTACCACGGATCAGTACTGTCAGCGGTGACAACGTCAGTCGCAGCATCCAAGCTCTTGATGCCGATGACATCGACGCTGTTGATCATCATGTCTGTACCCTCGGTCACAACCATGCGACCGAACGCGTCCTTCGTGGTGTGAACGTCGTCCTTGGCATCGAGGTAGTCAAACATCTCAGCCTTGTTCGGACGGCCAGTGTAGATACGGGACTTCGCGGATTTGCGAACCTCAAAGGAGGTGGCACCCAGCGGGGCCTTAAACTCGCGGTAGAGGAACGCGGTACGCAGCTTCTTGATCAGGTCGTTGTTGACCGCCGTGTAGGTGTCCGCCCAGTTCTTCCAGGTCGTGTGCGTGGCGGCGTCGATACCCGAGCACACAGTACCAGTCGAGCCGTTGCGATAGCGGATCGTCTGACCAGAGAAGTCACCACCATCAGTGGCGTCTGCATCCAGCATCCGAATGTAGTACGGGATGCCACGGGGGTACTTGTTGTCGGTCGCGCTGGTCGGGGCCTGCCACAGGGCATCCTCAAACAACTTGGCAAGGTTCCACAGGGCCTGGGTCTCTTTGACCTTGGCAAGGTCGATGAAACCCTCGGGATCAGACTTGTTCTGCAGGATCTCGAACTCATCCCAGGACCAGTTCGCAGTCATACGACACCAGGGCATCGTGAACTCTTCAATTGACTCACCCTGAGAGAGTTCATCGACTTCGTAGTAACCGACATAGCGAGCGGTGCCAGTCTGACTCAGCAGGGCCTTACCGGTGATCGTGGTCCCGCCCTGTTTCTTGATGGAGTCTTCGTTGAAGATACGGGCAGCCTCGAAACGGTTGTCGTCCCAGGTGACCGTAAGCTCGTTTTTGGGGTACTTGGTGTGAGTACTGGCAACCAAGCCCGCCAATTGATCATACGTGTAACTCATAGTGTCCTCCTAGGCTGGCTCAACCGAACACGCTTTTGAGTTCGGCAGCCATGCCTGCTACAGCTTCTTTGTGGCTATGCTCACCACCGGAACGCTCCGATGGCCGTTGTCCGCTGGGCCTCAGTGTGACACCCTTCTCACGCTTCTTGGCCGACGCTGTGATCCTACTGCGGACCACTTGCTCGGTCATGGGCGCGGATACTTCAAGGTGGGCACGTTCCAAGGCCTCTGCGGTACCCATCTTTATCCCTGATGCAGCTGCACCGTACAGTAGCATCTGGGCACGGTTACACACCTCGACCCGGTTCGCCTTCTGCCCGGGCAAGAGGTGATCCCAGTTACCGAGGACAGACTCGTTTGAACCATACAGGTCCGCATACGGCCCAAGGTCGGGAGACCCGAAGAACGTACCGATCTGCTGGCGTGAATTAACCTCCTCTTCTACTGTTCTGGTTGGCACCTGCGATTCAGCTACGGACTGTTGCACAGGCTGCTGGCGATCCTTCAACAGGGTTGTCAACACCTCAGCCATTGGGTCATCGTCACCATAGTGGTCCTTCACCTTGGCAATGAGATCGGCAACCTTACCTTGCGGCTGCGCGGACTGGGGTGCGGGCTCAGGCGTATTCTGAACCTGTTGTGCGGCTCTGCCAATCTCACCGAGTCGCTTCGATTCGGCGTTGACCATTTCGTAACACTTGGCGAGTGTCTTTGCCGCGAGATCAGGGGACGCATCATACAGTTCCGAGATCCCTTCTGCTTCCATGCCCATACGCAGGGCAGCACGATAGTGACTGTCAGACAATGCTGGCTTGTCGGCTTCCCCAGCGTCATCGTCGGCTTCCGGGTCAGGATCAGGATCAGCTTCCCCTTCCTCGGGCTCAGGATCAGGCTCAAGGTCGGGGGTAGGGTCACCCTCAGCTTCCGGTTCGTCAACGACGGGCTCGGGGGTAGGCGTCCCGGTTTCACCCGGGGGGGCAATGCCTCCGTCAAAATCGATTTTGTCTATCTCAGCTTGCAGCGACTCTACTGCCTTGACTTCCGCTGCCATCTGATCTTCGTGTTCTTTGCTCATATTCGGTTCCCCTTAGATTAGTTGCTTTCGTCCGCCTGCCTTCACGACACCACGGCCATCGTAATACTTGTCCGCCTGCGCGACCGAGGTCAGTACCGGGCGGTTAAGGTGGTCTATCTCAACACCCGGGTACCGCTCCCGGTGCTCTGCACGTTGCGACGGATGGATGGCCAACGCATCCGAGTGTAGGGCCTTGCGGTAGCCGCTCTGGTACACCTGGGGTATGTTGGCAGAGAAGTCCTTATCCATCAGAGCACCGCACGAGGGACATAGCTCTGTGCGCCCAGATTCTGCCATGGGCTTGACCACATCCTGGCGTCCCTCGCACTTGGTACACACATAGGCATAGGTTGCCATTACTTCTTCCCCTTCTTGCGCTTATCGACATCAGACGGCATGTCTTTCGCCGTCACACCGGCTGCGGCCAACTGCGACTGCACCTTCTTCGTGGCAGCAGTCTTCTTGTCGGCCTTTTTCTTCTTGGCCACCTTCTTGGGCTTCCCCCAGTCCGGGGACTGCATCTGCGGATACTTCTTCTTCATGTTGGACTCTGCCTTCACTCTTTCAGCGAGGGTGCCCTTGCCGATGGCGATCTTCTTTTTCTTCTTGGGTTTGCCGAACAGTCCCATTACATACCTCCACGATTCAAGTTCTGCTGCCCAACGGCCGCTGCGGCCTGGGCGTTCTGGTTAAACTCCTGGGTCGGTGTCCCCATTGGCGTGCCACCCACAGGCATGCCGCCGTTCTGTGTCACGCTCTGGCCCATGTCGCCGCTCTTCTTGGGCGAGCCCATTATATCAGCGTACCACTGCATGCGGGCCTGGAAGTTCTTGTCGGTCCAGATACCATCAGCGATAGCCGATATGCCAAGCTCATCAGCCACGGTGGACAAGTACGTCGAGATATTGAACGGCTGCCCAGCCTGAGTAGCAATCTGCAGTGCAGCAAACGCTTGCGGCAGGACCTGTGTAGTGAAGTACGTCACGGCCTTCTCACGGGCGATTGGGTCAATCTTGCTCATAGACCGCTCGACAATCTCGAACCCGAGTGTCTCGATGCGGCCAGTCTTATCATCAGGCGTCAAGTACAGTTGCTCCTCCTCGCCAGTAGGCAGCCGCTTGATCAGCGGGATGCCGGGCTGTCCGGGTTGGAACAACAGGTCGTCATTGTGCAGGAACCAGGCCTGCTTACCAGCAATCTCCCCGGTGATATCATAAACCATGTCCCGCATATCACCGATACTCACGGACGCATTCTGCTGCAGGATCTGTTGGCCAGTCGCCTTATCAGAGTTGATTGCGGAGCCACTCATCATATCCGGGTTACCAGCCACGAGGTTGAACCAACCGTACAGGTTCTGCGTCATCTGCACGGTGCCCTGGTCAGCACCTTCATAGGATTGGATATTGATACTGTTCGGGTCCTCGGTCGCTATCCACTCACCGTCGACGGCGTCTTGTACTGCCATCGCCGCGTCGTAGTTGGCGGGGCTATACAGGCCCACATTCTTCTGCCGATCAGACTGATCCATTGCCTTCTTGAACAATCGGTTGGTCATGTCCGCGAGATCGCGCCACACGCCAACGGGTGCCACCGGGAACGGGTTGTCCGGCACTGGCTGCGTGATCGAGCCGAACGTATAGTGGCCGTCTTCGGGGCCATAATACTCGGACACGTTGAGGAAGTCCTTCATCACGGCTTCCTCGGGATCGGGGATGTAGCATACCGATTCCGCCTCTGGCACCCACACCTCGGCAATGTTGACGTAGTCCTGCCAGGCGTTGAACTCCATGGACTGCGGGTCTCCCTGCGTGAGCGCCTCAGCCCGCTCATCGTGCTTCGTGCCCGCTCGGGGGAGCCGCCGGATAAGGTCCTTGTCCCACCCGTCCATCTTCATCAGTCGGGCCCGCTCGATATGTATGCGGTGCCCAATAAAGTCCGCCTTGCTGAAATCGCGGCACAGCGGATCACAGGTCATGTCATCAAGGCTGATCAGCTGTGTGTAGATCTGCATCGGGTCTACGTTGATGTCCTCAACGAGCTTACCCGTGTAGTCGAGCGATGTCTTGAACGTGGCTAGCCCGCCGAGGGCCATGTCGACAATACTGGCACGCAGTATCCGGTGCAGTTTCAGCTGCTCATGCAAGTCACCCAGTGCCAAGCCCATCTTCTCTGCGTAGTCGCGCTGCTGCAGGATCTTGGTGACCACCTTTGTCATGCCATTCTTCTGCACAAGGTTGGGCACCAGGGCCCGGATGGCAAGGAACACCAGGTTGATCGGCCGCTCGCCGGTCAGGCCATGCTCCTGGGCCATGTACGTGCCGATGTATTCACGTACCGCGTACGCCCGGGCCTTACGGAATCGCTCGAACCGCTTGAACCCCTCCAGGGCGCTCTCACTCAGTTTCTGTGCAGTCAATGATCGGGACATAGGTGCCTCGTATATAGAGTAAATGCTTGGGTAGCTGTACTATGTTGTTAGATTTTCCACCTATCCGCAGTTTTCCCGCTGTCACCTGTCAGCCACACTTCATCACCGGAGAATAACAGCACAACATCCATGTCGCCCCCCTTCCGGTAGACAAGCAGCTGCTTGACAGCATCGGGGTTATCCGGGTCATGCACATAATGCATCTCAAACTTAACAGGTTCATATACTAGTGTTCTTGCCAAACTTGGCTCCCCGCCCTTTGTGCAGGGGCCCCCTTGGATCACTTTTAGAATCATAATCTGCCTGCCTTTCTGTCTATGCTACCCAAGCACTCCTACCTAAATGAATACGGTCTCTGCCAACCCTTCGGTTTCCGTGACGCCTGCTTCCACTTGTTGAACCGGTGCTCCCACGTTGCTTCCGGGGCATCAGAGAAATTCGTACGCAGTTTTATCTTGGCCTTGTTCAGCGTCGTCAGGGCATCGGCAATCGTTCGGTCACCATGCCCCAGGTACTCGGCCTTGCTCTTGTCGCTCAACTCTGCGGGGCCCACGCCACCGCCCGGATACGTGATGTACGTCTTGGTTTGGTCTAGGCTCTGCTGATCACGGTTTATGACCTTGCCCTCGCGCATCTGCCGTTCATATTCCCGCAACAGCAGGTTCTTGCGCTCACGGTTGGAGTGCCAACCGTACTTTGCTGTCTTCTTGGTCGTCACCTGTCCAATGGTCTCATCGCGGTAGTAGAACGGGTACTTCATCTGCTTGATGAATACGTTACCGAAGTCCCACCCTGGCCCATTCATTTCCCACGCGACAAACGGCAGGTGGCGGGGTGCGGCACCACCGACCCATACGGCCAAAGCGACGATAGTTCTCGCGGCGTCGTAGGGCGGGGCAGTCTTACTAGCCCACTTGGCGACGATCTCACCTGTCTGATCACATCGGATCGAAGCGACGGACTCCGTTGTCGTGTCACCGCCCTGCCCCCTCGACAGGTCAATACCCATCGTGTAGGTCTTGGTCTGGTCGAGTCGCCCCTTTATCAACGGGGCCCAAACAGACAGGTCCCCCTTTGGGCCCCGGGTCAGCTTGACGGCCGTTAGGTCCCGACGACGTAGCAGCAGCTTGGCCACAGAGCCGTTTGAGATCTTGTCACGCAACTCAATGTTCAGCTGCATGCGCGGCTTGCGTGCATACATGGCTGCGTGCTTGTCAATCTCGGTGTTCGTGAAGAAAGAATCCCCAACTTCGCTCTCCATAGCGTAAATTTCCCGTGCCACCTCCCTCCAGCCATTACGCTCAATCTCTGACTCGATGAACGGGCTGGTTATACGGTACTCCTTGGTAACATCATCCTGTAGTACGAAACGGCCCGCACCTTTGCGGGGGTGGTCCCATGCGTAGATTCCGAACACGTCAATGGTGCCACTATTTTTCCAGTTTGAGTAAGTCGAGCCGGGGAGATTAACTGTCGAGTTCACAATTCTACACGGGGTCATGGCCGATGTAGACCGTTTGATAGACTCCCCATTATCTGCCTTAGCAAACTCATCGAGGAGAACAACGGCGCACTGGTCGCCTGATAGTGCTGATGCGTTAGTAGACTCACCAGCTATAGTTGAACCGTTCAGTTCGTTATGGATGCGCATAGTAGTTCGGTTATCCCGTCCGCGCCTGAGTACGCCCGGGGGGCACATCCATTCTGGCAAGTACGTGTTGATCGTGTCGTGCTTAAAGAACAGTGACTTGCTGATCGGCGAGTCCACAAGGCTCTCTACGCGGCTTAACTCACGTATCTGCGTGCCCGGTCTGAACAACCACAACCAGTGGTTAAACATAGCACAAATCCACGACATGCCCATTTGACGACTCTTGTCAAACAGGCAATCTTTCCCAGTCGTGAAGTGTTCCAGTAAAAATTCAAACGCCTCGTCCTGCTTCTCGAAGGTGATGAACGGATGCAGTGACACCTTCGCCGGGATATTACGGTGCAGTGTCGGATCGATCTCCTGCTCCCACAACGTCCAGCAGAAGGAATTTACCCACCACAACACCGACGCCTTACACGCGGCCTTAAGGTCGTTCTGCAGCACCGGGTCGTGTTTAGCCCTGTGGAGCAGCTTCTCGCGGTATACCACATTCTCGCTCTCGCGCATGGGCACGATCAGGCCCGTCCGGGAGCATGTCCAAGTCTTACGCCCGGATGGGAATGGCGTAGATAGCTCGGGTTTTATGCTGGTGTCAGCCATTACTTACCGTGCCCCACTAGGTAATCCGCAGCTGCAATGCACCGTTCCGGCGTATCTCCCAACAGTCCTATTGCCTGATTACAGTTAGAGCACAACAGCCCCCGTATTTTACCGGTGCTGTGGTTATGATCTACACACAGATGTCGCAGTGCCCCGGCGTACGTCACGGTCTCTGGTCTTTTACAAATCGCACACATACCATCCTGCGATTCCCACATCTGCTCATACTGTTCAAGGGTAATCCCGTAGTTAGTTTTGAGGCTCTGCCGCCGGACATATAGGGGATCGTTCTCTATGCGTTCCCTTAGTTTCATTGCGTTGTATGTGCTATAGCACTTCTTACACCAGCTCTTACGCCCATCTCCAGCCTTTGGGGACTTCCCGAACGCACTTGCCTTCTTCTCCACTCCGCACCGGGAACATACCTTAGTCAGCATCAGCGTCCCTTATAACGTCACCCGCCATCGTATTCAGCCTATCCGTATTGAGCCTTGAGATTTTATCTGGTACGGACTCCTTGCCATCATCAGCCTTGGTATCGTTAGACCCAGGCTTACCGTCTGAGCGGTCGAGCACAATTTTGACGTAATCTATGCTGCCCGGCGTGACAGTGCCATCTTCATCAGTTGTTGGCAGCGCCATCGCCCAGCACTGTCTCGCCAGGGCCTCGGCCTTACTGATGATACGCGGGGGGCCCAGGATACCGGTGCTGGTGTCCTGCACTACCTCAGTGAGTTCTGTGCCCACCGAGCGGATCAGTTCACTCAGAGCCCTACCGGCTCGCTGCTTGTTGCCAAGCTCGCGGAGATCATCGCCGTGGGGGTGTGGTTCAACTTTTTTCTTAGCTTTTTTACGTGGCATCTATGACTCCCCTGCTGTCACCAAATAGCCGCAGGCTTCGGACACGACCAAGATCAGTCAGGTAGACCTGCTCGATCTTAGTGCCCCAACCCCGCGCGGCACCGGCCAGGTGCTTGCGTAGCTCCTGCTTCACGGCCTCGATGTTGTGGCACTCCTCAAGCGTGCAAGTCTGCACGAACTCAAGGATCACACCAAGGGCCAGCGTAGCGAGCCCCTTATCAATGTCCTGCACTGCAAACAGGGCTTTCTCGATATCACTGATGTGGTACCGGAGAGCCCCGGACACTACGATCTCCTGCCCATCCTTGGTGCGTATGGTCTGCGGTGGCAGGTCGACTACCTGCGTCACGACCTCCATGGCAATGACTTTCTGGATCAGTGGCCACACTATGTACCACCCTGGGGACAGCACCCTGTAATGGCTGCCGCCAGTTATACGAGCAGCCATCTCGGTCGGTTCTATCATCACCAGCGTCGGTATCAGCGACAGTATCTTATCGAAGATCTGTTGTAGCCACTCCACGCGTTAGTCCCTGCCCCCCGAGGTGACAGACATACCCCCCATGCCGCCGTGTAAGGCCACCAGCCGTGATAGGGGGGTCATGTCTGGGGTCATATCGCTCTACCTCCTCGGATGATCAGGCCCCGTTTCTTGAGGGCATGGTATCTCTGTGAATACTGCTCAAAAGTCATTTTGCCATAGGCGTACTTGTACCGCAGATCCTCCTCCTCACGGGAGATCTGCCTCGGTCTACGGTTGTCGCCTTTGCCGCTCATGTCAATTAGCCCTGCCAAACCGATGCGTAGCCATGGGGACCTCATCCTGGGGCCAAACCACGGCCACGTCTTCCTCCTTGAGGACCAGGGCGGGCTTCTCGTCAACTACCAGATCAAAGATACCCGTCTGCTTGACCCGCATCATAGCGAGCAGCGGCACGAGGACAGTGTCACCAACCTTAAGGCTCTTGACGTCGGGGCCAATGCAGATGACCTCACCCTTGTTGGATTCCTCCTGGGCTGAATCGGGCAGTAGGATGCCCTTGCGCTCGCTTTGGTTCTCACCGCGTATCACTATGATGTTGTCGCTAAGACATTTCATGGTTCCCCGCTTTCACTAAATAGTACGCTGCTCGCCGCAACCGCCTAGGATCATCCTTGGCAAATCCGAGCATTTTATTACAGGAACTACACAGCAGCCCCCGGTCTTGTGGCAGTGGTCTACTGTCAACAACCGCGTATGTCCACGTGGTGACTTCGCCGTTTCTGCTTCACTGCAGATAGCGCATACACCACCTTGATCCTCCTGCATAGTGTTATAGTCATCCAGCGTCAACCCGTACTTAGCCAGATTAATCGTCGTATACCTATCATGGTTTATGCGGTAATATTGTGCATACCTTAGTCTGCATTGCTAAGCCTATCAACGGCGTTTACCAACTGCTGTATTTCATAGGCAGTGTCAAATGTTTCCTGCTCTTCCTCTCCTACTATGTTAAACCGCACCAATCGGAACCAATCCCGAACTGTGTCCACCGTACCAGCGAAACGGGATACGGGTACCGAGAAATTAAGGCATGGGTCCTGTCCAGCAACAAGGACACCAATAACCTCACCCCGCATACTAAAAATGGGTCCCCCAGAATTCCCTGGATACGCTGGACTCGTACTCTGCAGCATCACGTGCCAGTTGTACCTCTTATACTGCTCCCAGCCGTTGCGGGAGTAGAGATCGCGTTCGAGGGCCGACAGGATGCCAACGGATACAGAGTTAAAGTTGTCCCGGCCAAGGGATGAACCCATGATGACGACCTTGGACCCCACCCTGAGCGTGTTGTCAGTTGCAAGCTCTGCGTAGGGGAGGTTGGGTTCGGCCCCGGCGAGATCGAGTTGCATGAAGGTGATGTCGTTCTCCCTATCCTCCAGCACATACCCGGGCTTGACTTTGAACTTACGCCCACCATCAAGCGTCACTTCGTAGTCACCAGGCCTCCCGTCACTCACGTGTTTTGCTGTAAACAAAATTCCGTCTGGGGAGATGAGACACCCTGATCCCTGACACTCCCCTAGCTTTGAGATATGCACGACGCCCGGGCGCACATTCTCGATCAGGTCGGGCAGGCGGTTGTCGAGCACCTCAGTGAGGGCGACTGGTGCTACTAGGAGACCGGATACGACCAGGCCTATGCCCACGAGAGCCGCTGCCATGATGCTGAGCAGCTGTTTGTTCTCACTCATACTGTTTCCTCCTCCTCAGTGGTGGGGCTGTGTTCCTCAGCGAACTTCCCAGCGGCCTCCTCCAGCTTGCCCTTGAGTGGCGTGATCACCTCATCAATGAACTTCACGGCCACGTTGACCTCGCCAAAGGCCTGCACGAGGATGCCGAGTTCCTGCTTTGTGAGTTTCAGCTGTACTGTTGATTCTTCACCCATGGTTGTTCCCCTTACTACTGATTCGTTGGATTTCTGTAGATCTCGGTCAGATAAATGACCCCATCATTCGTATCGGACATGTAGTGGAGGCTCGTTTCGCCTTCCGGCATGTTGATCACGATGGCTTGGTTCTTTGGACACAACCACGAGATGTTGGCAGCACCGGTTACGGCCGCGATCCCGAAGATAAAGTTGCCAACGTCCGTCGCCATGACCAGATAGCTCTTGCCACCTACCACAGTGAGCGTATGGTCGCCACCTGTGACCGCATCTGTGGCAGTTTGGCCTGTTCCGGTGACCGGATCAGCGGAAAGTGCCCCTGGTGCCGCCGCTTTTCCGGCATTTGAGGTGAGTCTGACGACATTCATGGCCATTTCTTGCTCCTTATGGGCTGTTTCGGGGCACATAAAGCCCCTCTGTAATACTGTCGCAGATGTAGTTTTGTTAACGTGGGCGGGGGTATTTCGGATACGCGGGGTCGGGAATGTATATTTTTATATATTTTTGGAATTTTTGATCTATCGCTTGGCTCTACCACCGGGGACCCGACACCGACTGAGCCCAGCGCAAAGGTACCACCCCCCACCCCCCACCCCCGCATAGATGAACGCACACGCGTGCGCTCCATCATACAAAAAAGAATCTCAGAATATATTTGCACATCAGCCAAGCGTGTGTTATACTCTGTGTAGCTGCAATGGTGCGGCATGCAGGAGACACACAATGGACATTACACT